CCTTAAGGTCTTCTCTACCTATGTTCCTAACTCTGTAAATCTTATCGTACTCCGCTTTTGACAGATCAGGGTACTTAGCTCTGGAGCGATTGCTGCAAGCCATAGCGCAGAATTTTCTAGGTTGAGAAGCTTTGATTTCCTTAACCTCAAAAGGCTCTAAACACTGCTGGCAGATTACTAAAGGCATCAGAAGGTTCTCCCACTTTGGAAATCCTCTAAACTTAAACCTGCTCGATATTGAAAGTGAGCCATTTCGATCATCTTTCCTTTCCATCTTCCTGCCCACTCTAAGCCACAGTCTTCGCCAATCTCACCGAGCTTATTCCATAACGCTTTGTCTTCAGGAGTCGTCGTGCCCCAGACAGGTTTACCGTTACGCAGAGGTACAATGTCGAAAGCAACGCGGTAGTTGTGAAAGCTCTGACCGCCTTTGGCGTTTGTTACAACCTTACCTGCAAGGGTACGCCCTTCAGCATACAGCGCATCCTGAGATTGTTTATCCCGATACGTTGATGTGACAAGCAAGTCAACCCCCGCTTGACGGCAGCGTTCGACAAACGTATAAGCTTTACCTGCAACAACAGGGTGTAAGTCTTTTAAATCTCGACTGTTTATCATGTCAGTTTCCCCCTAGCGTGGAACATAAGTTAGAGTAGGGGCTACAGTGTAAGTTACCCGCAATCTGTCGTTAGGGCTGAGTCTTACGATACCTGCAACCATTCCTGTGCTGTAAAAGGTAGCCCCATCTCGGCTAAACTCAATGTTACTTGCTGTGCCGCCATTTACAATTACGTCACCATCAAAGGCCGCCGTATTTTGGTAGGTGAAAGGGCTTGCTGTAACAGTAATGTTATTAACAGCTACTGCTGAGTTTGTTAACTTACCTAGGTTAACATCACTATCAGGTAGAGTAAGAACCCTACTGGTAGCTAGGGTAGGTATTGATGTTGTGAACCCAAAGTTAGTACCTTGTTTACGGATAGTAAAGTTAGCATCTGATACACTACCACGTTTAAATACATGAAATGAGGTGCTGGACACCGCTACAAACAGGAAATGATCCCCACGTTTGTAAGTCAATGACGTTATCGTACTACCTAACCAGTCAGTAAATACGGCACTTACACTAGATGTAAGAGTTGTTGAACCATCCACGATACATACCATATCTAAAGATGTTTGTATGTTGTCTATGTTGAAGGTGCTAGGGCTAGCTGCCATTTCTATTGTTGTAAGTAACCCTGAGACCTCACTCGAAGGAAGGACGTACGGTACACCTCCGCCAAAAACCAGTTCATGTCTACGCATAGCTCCTAAGTTCACATTTGCGTTAGGCATTGTAATTGTTCTGGTGGTGGCGGTAGCTATACCACTAGCTTCAAAAGCTATTTTCTTAGTGATATCACCATCATCCTGAATCCTGAAAACCGTATCAGTGGTATTACCAAGGCTGAGGCTAGTAGCTGTAGAGCCGTCTAGTTTAGGGAATGCTAGGACTCCAGTAGTTGCGCTGTAGGTTGGGGTAGTCGTCAATTTACCTAAGTCAACATCTGCATTTGGGTAGGTGATGTTTCTCGCTGCGGTTAGTGCCGAGATATTTTGATTTATTACGTACCCTGTCAATCCGTCGTATAGTCGCCACAATCTTGAATTAGCATAGAAACCTAAATTAGAGAATGAGATATACCAAGTTGTGTCTGCCGCCGAATACCTCAGCTTATAAACCGAGTCCGCGACCTTACCAACGCCTGTAAAAAGATTGGTTGTATGAAGAATACCCGTGAGGTACACCCAGTTTGGGCCTCCATCAATGGTCAAGGAGGTTATGCCACCCGATTGCGGGTAGCGCGTGGAAACCAAACTGTCTCTTATCTCGACGACATCCCCTTCAGACGGGGATGCGGGTAAAGTTATAGCTATAGCTCCCGTCACACTAGCTCCCCACTCGTAGGTTCTATTAGCTAGAGCTGTGAAACTTCCTGTGGCTGTCAAGATAGCGGGGGGGGACACAGATACCGTAGTGACACTTGTGATGCGACCGTCTGCGCCTATCGTAGGGATAGGTATTAGTGTTGCGCTACCGTAGGTTCCAGCCGTAACCCCTGTGGCAACTAAGCTCGCACTAGGGTTACCTACTGCTCCCGCAGGATTAGTCCAAGCTATACTTGAACTGTCGGCCAAGCTACGCCCGACAAAAGTCTCTGCCGATGTCTGTACCACCAGGCCATTTGTGTTGTAAGCTGCAAGTGCCGTCAAAGTCGTGTCAATAGGTTGCTTACCACTCAAGGCTGTATCCAATCCTACTACCTGACTTGTAGCAATCGCAATCGGTTGCTCACTTAAAGTCAGAGTGCGACCGTAAATATCAACACTGGTACTGATTGTTTTACTCGCCCCGCCTACGTTTGCCGCACCTGCTCCCGCCGTTGCTAGGTCAAATGCACGGTTGGCTGATAGATCTCCACCGCCTGTGATACGTCCAGTGGTTCCACCTACAGTAGTTGTTTTATCCGCTTTAGGAGTCAAGCCAGCGATAACAGCATCGTTGCTTGGGTAACTTGTTGCACTAGCCGATAAAGTTTGTGTTTTATTTGCTACACTCTCAGCAGTGAATCCAGCATTTGCCTCAAACTGTGTCCAATCTGCACTAGTCTGTGCAGGTGTGTCCACGTTTGCAAAGAAACCATCGCCTACAACAACGTCTTTACCTGCGAGGGTACCTGCGACAATAACATACCAAGTGTCGCCTACATCTACTGCCCCTGCTGTGCCACTACCACCTATTGTCGGGAATAAATTACCCGAAGCATCCCAGCCTCCACGCAGTTGCAGCAATCCTGCTGTTTGAGCATCAACGTAAGCCTTAACCGCAGGTGAGTTCGGATAAGTACCTGCTCCGCCTGCTAACGAGGTGTCTGTGCTTAGGTTGGCTGTAGATTGTGCGCCAGTTACTTGAGCTACCGTGTAATCACCCGTTTGGGCTGTAACTGTTCCTGTGCGCCCTAATACGCTTTGTATAGGGGAGATAGTTGAGACTGCTGCGCTGAAATCCGAAATGGTCGTCGCTAATTGTGTACCTGTATGGTTTGCACGTTGAACTGCATAGGCTCTGTCACCGTGTGGGTCGGTTGTAGCAACGTGATCTGCTACCGCCCCTACAGGTTCTGCCCCTATGGTCTCTGTATTTAAGCTGTCAATCGTATCTTTTAAGACTTTACCTTGAGCTGCGGACAGAGCATTGTCGGTACTGGTGGATGTAAGGACGTCTTCGACGGTGATCGAACTGCCTTCTCCGCCGCCACCTAGACCTAGTTGACCTTTCAACTCCCAAACCAAAGAGGGGGGTTTGAAGTAGATGTCAGAAGTATTTACATCTAAGTAAAAAGAACCCGCAGGTAAAGCATTCAAGGGCGCGGTGTTTGCAGGAGCACCTAAACCATTACCCCACTGCACACCATAGATACCGATAAAATCTAAACTGCCCTTTGCAACCCAGTCAAGATTGTCTTTGCGGTAAACAATTTGCTGTACTTCATCGTAATAATAATCCCCGTCACTACCTTGATTCGTCAAAGGCGGAGTGTTGCCGTGCAGCCAAGTTGTACCTATGCCATCAGGGTTTGGAATGAAAGCAGGGACTAAAGCCCATGTCGAATTATTTTCGCGGTAGTAAACAAAATTACTTGCCGTATCTCGGTAATAGTCTGTGGTAACGCCTACAGCTAAGGACGGTGTCCCTGTGCCTGTTAACCATTGATTAGCCATAGTGTTAAGTCCTAAAAGAATAAAGCTTTGTGAACGCCTGTGATGTCTTTAACTTCAGGCTTTAAAATAGAGATAAGATAGGCAATAGCCCAAGTCATCAGAAGCGATGCGATAGAGAAGTTTTCAGGTGTCAGTAAACCGCCGAAGGCCCCAAACCCAATAAAAACATACGCCGAGCGTAAAGTATGAGACGTACTCGGAGTCATTCGATTGATAATCAACAAACTCTGAATGAGGATAATGCTGAGAGAGAAAATGTTGATAACCGTAAATAGGTTGTGGAGTTCCATGTGGCAGTCCTCTATTTCTGAATGAGCTTCTTGATTAAACTTAGAGGGTCTGCCTTTATCCCCTCTGAGAGCTTAATCAAAGCAGGAATTAAATTCATAGCGACTACGCCTACGATGAAGGCAACGCCATCGTTGATGCTAGTCGGTAAGCCAAAATAGTACATGAAAATAGGTGTTGTATAGCAGGAGGTGGTTACGCCAGTAATAATGGCAGCTAACATTTGAGGATGCGTCAATTCTTTTAGAAATGTTAAGGCAACAATACTGCCTAAGAAACCAGCGATTGTTGCAGAGTATTTTAGACCTAGAAAGGTTGTCGCTGTTTCGGCAGCCATTAGGAGGTTCTCTACTGAGTTAAGTATAGTTTTAGTTTAACTCAGTAGGGATTTTGTATCAAGGAGAGGTTTTATAAGGGATAAGTCTTCAACCCTACGGCGAACCAAAAGGCTAGAACGGGACTATGTGCATGAAATACGTCGTCACCCTCGCTTTCTGCTCCAGCCACTAAGTTCAGTTGTGCGGTGCTAAAAGAGCGTATTTGCACTAGAGCCGCAGAGGAGTCAAAATTCCCGTTAGCGGGGGTCATATCTGTATCATATATCGGGCTTACCTGCACGTTTAGGAGGGTGTCAAACTCTACAGGGAAGGTTATTGTTACACTCCCCCCAGTAGTGGTTTTCCCCCACTGCATTAAGTAACCTGAGGGTAGTTGTTGATACCCGTCAGTACCAGAATGGTAGTAGGTCTGTAGAGGAAAAGTAGGTGTATCAGGCAGTTGACCCACAACAGCAACGTCATCCGAAGCCGTACCCGCCAAGGCTTTAAATTTCCGTGTCGCGTCCCCGTCCTCGTTAGCCATAACACGCCACGCTGTCCATGTTGTCCCGTTATTAGAACTGTAGCGCGTGGAAGCTTTGTTTGCACGGGTTTGAGCTTCTTGATAACGGTCATTGCCTGCTTGTCTTACTTTTACCCTGCCATACGTGTTGGGTTTCGTACCTGTTGTTGTATTGTCAAAGTACCCTTCGGCACCCACCTCAATAAACGTGTCAATGTTTGCAACATGATTCGTTACCGCTAAATCAGCCCCGATACCATTAGAGGTCAATAGTTGTTGGATTTCGAGAGAAGTCCACGAGCCTATGTTTGTCCAAACGCCTGACTGTTTCTCGTAGATAGCATCCGTGTTTACTTCACGGTAGTATTGTCCGTCTTCGCCTGACACATTGGAGGGCACACCTACGCCTTTTAAGAACTCAGGAATTGTACCGAGCTGGTTGCCGATTGCCGTCCATGCTCCGCCTTCTTTTCTGTAGGTGATTTTCAAGCCATCAAGTTGCATGAAAATGTCGCCGTTCTCGCCAACTGCATTACTTGGCGTTCCCGCGTCGCTGTAAACTTTTCCTGACATGAGTGTCATAAGGTTCTCTCTTTAAGGTGTGACAACGAGTGAGCCGTTGTTAATAAGGTCTAGGTTGCCTATATTAGTAATAGCCACGCCTTGTGTTCCGTTTACACGGCTACCTGCGTAGGTGCGTAGAGTAGTGTAACCATCGGTTGGATCTATTACAAAACCTGGTGCAGGGTTATTGGTGTCAGGTAGATTTAAACCGTCTCTACCTTCCCCGTGCAGAACAAGCAAACCTGTTTGGGCAACAGGGTGGGGAGTTACAGCAGGGCAAACTCCCCCCGCTATTAAAGTCCCTGCATCACCGTTAGGCACCCCGTAGTTAGCTGCCCCTGCCGATCCAAACGCTCCAAGAGGACGGCCACCGCTACCGCCTGCGCCAACGGTACGGAAGATAGAAAAGGCTCTATCAGCAGAGGCTCGGATGCCAAAACCTGTTAAGTAAGCGGGAACGGTAACATAAGCTCCATCGCCGCCGTAGCCACCACCATAGCCGCCAACTATGTTTAGGGTGGCCAGAGGTTCGATCTCTAAGGTGGCTGACTGCTCAAAGTTGGCAGCAGGGCCGCCGTTTTGACCTGCGAGTCCGCCCATAATACTGGAAGGTTCGACAGGGAAACCATAATCAGGTGGTAGGGTGTGCCCACTCAGTCCTCCTCCTGTAACATCTAAACCTATTAAGCCCCCACCGTTGCCGCCTCTTCCTCCCCGCCCCACGATGTGAACTGTCCCGCCGCCCTTTACGACAACCTTTGGCTTAACTCCTACGGGTAGGATATCGCTCCAGTCCCCAACCGTTAAAGCATAGCTGTTCACATCAGCGGCAACAATGTACAGTTCATCGCCTGTACCGTCTAAGGTAATAGTTGCCGTTAGGTATTTAGGGACAGGTGTTAAAACGGAAGCTTCAACGAACTGGCGAAGGTTTAAGCCGCTAGTTTGGTTACGGTCGATAGTTAATTCGAGATGCTCACTACTGCTTATGAAGTCAAACTTTTTAGGGTTTACCTCTAAACCTGAAATCTGGAACAAGTTGTAATTGTTCAGAGGCTCTAACGTAGTCGCTCTAAACGGTTTCGGCTCCCCACACTTTAGTCTGCCGCCTGATAGTACAAAAACGGGGAACTCGGCAAAACTTGCGGCTAAAAAAACATCTGTCTCTGTAGAAGTCCCTGTGACTAAGAGAGAGGTAGGGGAAGTCAGTAAAACCTGAAAGGTCAGTAAGTCAGAAAGAGTCTGAATCCTCATCGTGTACGGCTGACTTAAATCGGCAACAGTAAACGGTAACTCATCCCGAAGATAAATATTGAGACCTGAGATAACCTCAGCTCGGCCTGTCTGCCCCCAATTCATGTAAGGGTCGGAGACGTAGAAAATCTCCAGCGGGTCTAAGGCTAAACCTAATCTTGTCGTTGTAAAGTTCACTAGCGTGTTTTCGGTACTCGCCGTCAGTCCTCGTACACGTCCTCGTCTAACGGCCTCACTTTCAGAGATACAGCCTACAGCGACAAAGTCTAAAGGGATAGCTCCGTTAACACTTCGACCGTTGTCTGTATCGTCATACACCACTTGTAGTCGAGACTCTTCCCAGCCTCTTTCGGGGTTGCTAAAGCTCACCGTCAGTTCATTGTACTGTGTTGCTACATCTGTAAAACTGTAGGAGAAACCTTCAGCGTTAATGGTTTCGGGTGTGAAAATAACTTTAGGGTTTACCCATCTGTCCACTTTTAATCGAACTGTGCCTTCCCCGTCATCGTACAAGATGCCGTCAAATGCTCCCGCGATGTTTTGCAGGTACTCCCAAGCGTTTTGATTTTCCGCAATCGTGATATTCATAGTGTAGCGACGTTCTTGGCCGATCTTACCTGCCACCATTTCATCACACCATCTACCTGCTTCGTAGAAGTCATTCTTGTTAAGAACTAAGTCGCTGACGTATTTACGGTAGCCGTAGCGTACATTATCCAGCAGGTCGTAGAGAACCCAAGCAGGGTTACTGTGGTAGGCAAGTTCTAGCTCACCTGTCCAAGTAAACAAAGGGTCACGGTAAGGGTTTAAGTTAATCGGTTCGGATAAATACCGCTTCGGTACAGGAGTCATTAACCCTTTATAGATGCCGTAGAAATCAGGAAGACTACTGAATTGGTCAGAAGCCGTTCCTGTTATCTGTATCACTGCGGTGTCAGGGAATTTACGGGTAGCGTTGCCGATCATCTGGAAACTGTCAAAAATGATTTCGGCAATCTCTTTAGTCGCACTGGCACTTGAGACATAATCAGGATTATTTTTGGTGACACGAATCATCCAATCATCGTCGGTAGTTAGGGTTGTTGGGATTTTAAAGTCGATAATGAAACCTGAGCCTGTCTTACCTGTGAGGGCATACTCATTCAAGCCATCGCGGTCGCTGAGTTGAGGAACTAAACTAACTGACGTTGGCAGATGGGTAAAGCTGTAAACGGGGTCATGGGTTAACCATGTAGCGTCTAAGGACTTCTTATACTCAATCCGAAACTTGGCCGTGTGCGGGAAGCTTCCATTCTCATCTTCTCGACTTAGTTGTGCGATGTTGACGCGAACTTCAAGATGTTGAATCCGCCCTCTCATGTTGGACGGAGTGTAGCGAATAACAGGCGTGGCGTAGAGGACTTGGGTGCCAACATCAACTGAGGCTGACTCACCTTGTTTTTGGAAAATAATATCGGCAGCTAAACCCATACCTACGTTGATAGTTTTAGGTAAACCTTGATGTTTATTGATGTCTTGGCTATCCCCGATGCTATTTGGGTTCACACGTAAATTCGTAAAGTTGTCTTTAAGTACGCTCGCTTCGATACGCTGAAGGGGTACGTCACCGACGAAGAAACTTTGTTTACCGTTTTGTAACCCGAAAATAGGTCCTTCACCCACAGCCAGTAATAGTTCAATGCTGTCCTCTGAGAACAAGCTATCATTCGTGTAGGTTGGGTTCTTAGGCTTCTTTCCGCCTGCGCCCCGAAATCTTTGCTGGCTCATAAGGTTTCCTAAGTAGGGTTGTAATCTATCGCATCTAAGTTAAAGGATAGGTAGTGCAGGTAAACTTTTTGCAAGCCGTAAATCAAAGGGATGGGTGTTCCTTCCTTGATTGTGTTTACGTTGCCGTTAATGAATCGGCTTTTCTTATCTCCGCTCGTGGGGTCTGCTTTCGGGGCTTTGTTTAGGAGAGCGATAGCTCCGCCTAACGCGAGCTGGAAACCGAAGGTGGCAACAGTTCCTGCTCCAACTGTCCCAAATATCCCCCCACTCAAACCTGCTGCAAGAGGGGTGGCAAATACAATCAACAAAACCCCCAAACCAATCTGTAGCCAGCTACCTTTCTCGCTACCGCCGCCCGCACCAAAATACTTGGGAGTGATAACCAAAATGCTTTCCGACTTACCTTCATCTAAGTCCGCAGGACAGCGAATACCACTCACTTCAACAAGCTGCCGCACATTCTGTGGCAAGTGAGTTTGGAAGATTGACAAAGCCTCTCGCGGCGTACTGGCATGAATACTTAAACTCAGGTCGCCTAAACTAACTTGGTACATGGTTTCCCTCTTTTCGTAACAGAGAACCGTCTGTGTCTACAAAATAGTAAGCGATTTTACGGATGCCGACAATGATGTGTAGCAAATGGGGAAAGCTACTGAATAGGTGGAAGTCCTCAATAGATAGGTTCGGACAACCTGATGGGTGCGTATGCCAAATAGCGACGGCTTCCTTCGGTATCTCGGTAAGCTCGAACCCGTTCTTTTTATCTTCGTGAATATTGGGGAGTTCAAACACCTTATTGCTCAGGTCAACATAACCGCAGCGTTCGGTATGACGGTTCCAATAAGCCAGCAGTTCAGCTTCCATGACCCATCCTCTCTTTCAAATGTGGGGGTAACATATCCAATAGGTTAACTTCTTTAACGGCTTTATGGTTAGCTTCTTGAACGTCAGGATGGCGTACAACAAAAACAGTTCGTGCAAACCATCGTGGGTCAAAAGGACTTATCTCAGAGGGTCTTCCGTACAGGTGATGTAAGAAGTAACCGTTTCCGATATAGACACCGACATGGTTTATAGCTTTTCCACCTGCAATTTTTAGCAGAATACCATCGCCTTTTTCTAAATTCTTCTGACTGAAACTAGGTAGTTTTTCAAAGCCTTCTTTCTCGAAGTTATCCGCCAGTAAGTCTAAACCTTGGTGATCGAAGCCGATAGGTCTTGCGTAGTTTCGGAGCTGGATGCCGTACTCTTTAAGATAGTAACGACGAACTAAGCCGTAGCAGTCTCGGTTGCCGTCAGAGTAAGCTAGGTTTAACAGTTCGTTGTGCTGCAAAACTTCTCTCCTTAACCCATCGTGGTGGATGGAAAATCAGGACTCATATACTGCCTTGCTGGTAGGGTATAGCGAACGCCATCCAAGATGCTTCTCAGCTCAAGTGTGACACTATCTTTCGTCAAACTAGCAACTCGGCTTACTTTCCACTTATTGAGAATGTAGATAGGCGTATCGGATACTAAGTCATCTCTGAAAACCATATACCGTTTAACAGTGGCTTTATTGAAGGCATTTACAGCAATGAAAGATGAGAAAATAGCATTTGGATTGGCTATCTGAAGCTTAGGGCGTGACTGTTCACCTGTCGATTGAACATTGTAGCCGCTAAAGGTAAGGGGATAATTCTCCCACTTTGTATTCTTCCAAACAATAGTGGGGTGGGAGGTACACCAGATACTGTGGACAGCATCAATCTGTATCTCAAACAGCTCAACGTACGGGTTTGGATTTAGTTTCCTTGCCTCGGCAAGATGTTCAACAGGTTCGGTACTTAACGGTAACATTTCAACCCCTTAGTAATATCGTGAAGCGTCGGTGACGACTTCAATCAGATTAAGCTGTAAATCACCTGTCCAGTTGCTATTTTGTAGCCCTGCGGGAACTTTTAACGGCTGGTCAAATCTTACCTTAGTCATACCGAAAACAGGGTGGTTATAGTCAAAAGGTTTGTCTAGTTTGTGTAAGTTGTAGAACATCTCAAGCCTTGCCATATTTAGCTGTGCGTCTTCATCAGTCCGAAGGTTTAGTCCGTCTTGGATGTACCTGAAACCCTTAAAGTAAAGCGTGAACCGTCTCTGCTCAGGTTTGCTGCCTGCTACTGTGTAGGCATAGTTGCCGCCTAACGGTACAGCTAACCCTTCAGACTTGTACTCGGTACTGACTAAATGGTAGGGGAAGTCAAAAAGAAGGGTGTCAAACTGGGGTGTGAAGTTAGCAATCGGCTTAGGGTTTGAGGTTTCAACTAATTGTAGTTCTAAGGCTTCGACACAAGCTTGGCCACCTGCTACTCCCTTTGGTACTTTTAAAGCTTCTTTGAATCTCACTTTTACGACACCATAAACAGGGTGTGTAAACAGAAACGGTTTGTGGAGTTTGTGTACGTTGTACATCCACTCAACCCAAGCCATGTTTGTGTCTTTGTCAACGGTAACGTCAATGGCTCCGAAGGAGTCGAAGTAATATCTTAGTACAGGTATCTTCAGGATAAAGGTTCGGACACTTGGTACTTTTGTGGAAAGTGCAAAAGAATAGCTATCGCTGAAAGAGGTATTGGCCGCAAACTCCTGATACTCCGTCTCAACCATGAACAGATTCAAGTCGATGTTTTGCAGGTAGTTTAACCTGACATGAGACTTCGCTAGGGAGCTAATAAACATGGTGGCCGTCCTCTGATTTAAACAAGTGCTATCTCCCACGAGTTAATCGGTACGGTGAAGATACTGCCTGCCGTCATCGTGTAAGGGGAGGGTAGAACGGCACGAGCGATAACATCCTGAGAACCAGAGTTTAGGATCGCAATCTCGGTAATCGTTGGCCAGTTGTTGATGGCTGTCCATTGAATGGCTTCCATGTTCGTTACAGCGGGGGGATTATTCCCATAAACGTGGAGGCCGAAGACCTGAGCATCTGCACCGAGATAGGTTACAGGGTCAATTAAAACGCCATCGTGTAACGGTACAGCTCGATGCTTCAACGTAGTTAAGTTTCTTGTTGTCGTTAGCAAGGCACTTAACATTAGGTGCTTTGAGAAATCGGATATAGCGGCCATGTAGAGTTACCCAAAGACTGATTAGTGTTTGGGTAATTCTAGCATAAGTTAGGTGAGGTGTTTAATAATCGAAGACAACCATTTCAGTTGTGTGATTGGGGTGCCGTCAGAGTGCTTCTTCCCTGTATCTAAGAAAACAGCAAAAGGTTTACCTTTCTCGGTTGGACTCCAAGCAGCACCTAACTTCTCTTGGAAGCCTTGGTTTTGGAGAAGGAGGTTTGTTTTGATCGCAGACAAAGGCGGTGTCAACTCCTTACCGATCTCAGTTGCTGTAAGGTTTAAGCACTGCTCTTCTTTGACGAGTTCAATTTGCATGAACTTCATAGGGGAAAAGCCAGTGTGTCTTGCGGTGGCCTTATCTGCGGCAAGAAGGGCTTGATTACCTTCAAGGTTAAAGAGTTTGGCAAAATGGAGAGCGTTGTCGAAGGTGTTACGAGCGGAATCTAAGATAGATAACTTCGGCGTAGTATCGGTGATCTTATTCTCCAGAGCCGTCATGTAATCATAAACCTTAGCTTGCAGGTCATAACTATAAGACATAGCCATAAGGCAGGCTTCGCGCTTGGGAAATTTATAGCAACGCTGCTCTCGACCGTAAGTGTCGAAATAGATGTCGGAAAAAAATCCTGTATCTTTTTCACTCAAGACTTTGGGCACTTTCTTCAAGAAGTCGGCATGGGTTAAAAGAGCCGCATCTCCATCACGCAGACTATTGATGTACTCAACAAGCTCAAGACTTGTCATAGTAACCTGAGGAGGTGTAGCCGTAATTAAATCTTTCATAGTCTTCAAATCTCAGAAATGAAAAAGCCGCTTTAGTTTTCTTCGCTTGGTGACAGAGGGTCTAAACGTAAACCCAACAAGCTGAAAACAAAACGGCTTTCTCATACGTTTAATAATACCTAATGCTTTGCTGTCACGCTACTCACTAGATGTTTTGAATTGTAAACCTAAGTAAAAAGGTAATCAAGGATTAAACCCGTCTCGTCATCGGTCGCCCTTTGACCCCAACGCTCTTTAGGGATGCAAGGTAAGTCCTTATCTATTTCCATCAGCTCTACTAACCCTCGTGGGTTCTTCTCAGCATTAAGAGCTAAGTAATTACGCCCCATAGCCATAGAGCTATCAATCATCACGTTGTCAAAAATACCTTCACCGTCAATCATTAACTCATAAAGGTAGTCTTTGGCCTTCATTACGTCGTCACGGTGAACGGAAACAACTAACTCATCGTGAATAAGTGTCATTACTCTGGCGCGTAAACCTAGACGAGGTATATCTGCAAACATGGCGCGGTAAAGCTTACGTTTGGCATAGGTAGCACAAAGCCCTTGAACCAAAGCGTTAACAGCCATATTTGAGCTACGAGCTTGGATTCGTCTAATACACTGTTTACCGAACTCATTAACACCTAGTTTCTCAAATTTATTTTGCATCAACTGTGCCCACATTGGTGTCGATTCAAACCTGTAGCGGCGAAGATGGTCAGGTAATTCAGCATACCCCTTAAGTTTGGTGTCCGAGATAGTGTCCAAACGCCATTGTTCGGCTTCAGCGTAACCTGCTTTGTAAAGCTCGGTTTTCATCTTCACAGTGTCAGCATCCCAACCGAGTTGCTTGCCTGCGGTGTGTAAAGTACCACTGTACCACAGAGAGAAGTTAGGAATTTTTCCTTGTTCGTTTCGCATTTGTTTCTTGTTCGGCAGCTTATTAAAATCTTCAATCGTTAAGCCAAGCATGAGGGCGGCTGTTTGACTGTGAATGTCATCGTGAGGCCGTTGACCGTAAGCCTTAATAAAGCCCCTGTCGTTGCTGTAACCCCCAATTATGACAAGCTCAATTGCGCTAAAGTCAGGTGCCAAAATCACTGAATTATCGTCATCAGGCAAAAAGAACGAGCGAACAAACTTACTGCTGCCGAATTTGGTAAGCTGTTGTGGTGACGGGTTTGAGGTGGAGGTACGCCGTGTATCTAAGATAGAACTGATACTGGGATAAAGTTTTCCAGTATCTGGGTCAACCATTTTCAGATAGTTGTTGATATAAAGTTTGAGCGATCCCTCGATCTCGCTCATCGCTTTATAGCAATCCATCAACTCAACAACAAGCTGGTTTCCGCTCTCTACGGCCTTCGCCCGTAACTTATCACGCGCCTCCCCGTCAGACTGAATCTTCCGCGCTTCAACCATCGCTTTTAGCCCAAGGATTTCAAATAAGATGACTCTCATGGGCATATAGTGGCTGAGATTCACGGCATTAACCTCCTCGCCACTCCAGCCTTTACCCACAGGGGAGCGAACGCCAAAGTTAACAAGGTCGTAATCCGATAACCCATCAGGTAATGTGGCAAACTGTTTAATCAGACTTAGGTAACGGTCGCGGCCTTTCTCATACCACTTCTCATATTTGAGTAGCTGTGGACTCGGTTCGCCTGTCCAAACAGTTGCGAGAGCTTCTGCCAAGATAGTTTTCATCTTACGCAAGCCGACAGCGTACTCTTCACGCTGAGAATCTTGAGCGCGATAGATTGCGTCAACATCAACACGCATCCCGCTTGCGTTCATCTGAGCATAAACCCAGCAGCAGGGGTTCTCTTGGTTAAAGAAGGTCTTAACCGCATTAGGGTTCTCCTGCATTAGCCAAGCCATTACCTCATGGTAAATACCCACACAGGTAATCGCGTCATCAGCACCGTAATTGACAACCTCAGCCCCTGTAATCTGCCCCATGTGGCCTCGGCCTTGCAAGACTTCCTCAAAGGTTGTTTGAGTATAATTAAGCCAGTGCTTGCTCGCTTTCTTGAGGTTGAAACCCCAAGCAAACTCTTTCACGAAGCCATTATAGGAATGAGCCGCGTCGCTCTCTTTGGCACAGAACTTATTCACTAAATCTTCTTGCCGTTCAATGTCACCGCTGCCGTAAGCGACCATGATGTCAGGTATCAATTTATAGAGGCCAGTGAACTGACGCTTGGCGAACTCAGACTTCGTATAAGTGTCAGAGTTGTACGCGGTAACGCACAAGATTAACGTGTCAATCACCTTGCCGTGAGGTAGCTTCCATTTTGTGTTTAAGCCTTTCTCCAGCATCACAATCTCGAACGGTGCGTTGTGGATAATGTAGTGGCCTTCGTAATTATCAAAGAGGTGACGTACTTCGTCGAAGCTAACACAGTTCTCGGTATCAGCGTGGGCAAGGTTAAAGTAATAGGACTCATCAGTACCATCAGGGTAGAGCGAGAAGCCAGTTACCGTGGTGCGGTTTGTGTCGAAGATTAACTTTGAACCTGCTGCCTTCTTACCGTCTTCGTCAATCTTCATCAGTTGATTTAAACCTTCATGGCGAAGCGCGTCATGGGTTTCGATGTCGAAGCCAAGCAGTTGGGTTTTGGCGAGTGTGGCAGCGATTTTTGGAAGTATCGCGTTGATATTACGGCGGTCAACTAAGGTCTTCGCTATTTTGTTCGGGTCTAACATGGTATGGACTCACTTGAGTGGTTGGTGTTCTGTTTTTGGAAACTTTGCCTAGTGTTCGTTTTTAAGAAACCCTTCTAAAAGCAAACTTAGAGGGGAAACCCCCACGGTGAAACAAACACTAGGGAACTCCGTGGGGTTCGAGTAGAGAATCTCCCACTTGCCTGAGACATAAACCTGCAAGGCTTGATAGCTACCCTTACCGTGGCGGTTCGGGCAACCTTTCCCCATTACAAAGTCAGCGAAAGCGTCAAGCCTACTGAGAGGGCAGAAGGTTCGTAAGGGCATAGCTAACTCCACATAAATTTATCGAGCGTTTCTTGGAATTTTACAGGATTGTAAACTCCAACTGAGGTGTATTTGTCACTCAGTTCTGGCATATTAACAGGTAAGAACCCCACAATCTGCCAGTAGGTTTGTAACAATTGTTGGTTCTCTGTAACCCCCATCCACTCTAAAGGCTTTTTAGTGAGGCCGTTAAGTGGGTAGATGTTTTCGCCGAGCCATTCGGGTATTTCTTCTTTCAGAAAGTTTCGCCACGCTTCTTTATCTGTCTCAGTAAGCGTAAGCCATTTGCTATCACCGAAGCCCTCTATCCCGCCAATGTTATCGGAAGCGTCACCGACGAGTGCTTTGTACAGCCGTATGTCGTGGGGTTCGACGTGAGACAGTTTCTTGCTTCGGTCACTAACCTGTACGTTTTCACAAACAAGGGCTTGGAAATCGGCATCATTTGAGTGAATCAAAATCTGATTAGACGCTCCATAAGCATCGACAAGGGCAGCGATAATATCATCGGCCTCCATACACGGTTGTTTCACCACAAACGTGTTCTTGCAGTGTTTTAAGAGGTCTGTCTCGATTGCGCGGAGGAAGTCAAAGAAGCCGCTGTCGATTGCGCCTTGAACATTACGCTTGGCCTTATACTCTGGGTAGAGAGCAAGGCGTGGTTTCTTAGCCCCTACACCATCAAACACCCAGATAGAAACCTCAGTCGGTGCAAGGGGAATGAGTTGGGTTACAGAGTCACCCCGCTCGAAGGCGCGACGGATATGGTTGTTGGCATCATAGATGTGTAACATAAACACCTCAAGAGAGTTCGAGTTAAAAAAATACCCGCGTCTGCGGGTATTATAAACGTAGAAAGTTTTAAGCTGGTTGGTCAGCGTAAGCACCAATCAACTTGAAGGTGTACACACCCCAAGGTTTGTAATTCCCTTTTTTAACCATTTGGTGTCCAATTTCTACTTCAACAACCTGACCCTTCAAGTCAGCAGCAGCCACTTCTTTGAGGAAGTTAAACCAGTTAGTTGCTTGAGAGCTTGAGAAGCTGGTAGCTACCACTTTGCCTGCGGTAAGGTCAGGGGTATCAGCCAATAGGGTCATAGCAACTTCAGCGGTTTGGTAATCATAAGCGGAAGGTTGTTC